GTTTGGCAAAGAACGGCGAACCAAGCTGAATAAGATTGGGTCGAAACCGGCAACTGGACCGCCTGCAGCAGCACAGCCACCGAAACCGCCTGTACCAGCAGAGTTTGCTGGTGCTGTTTCGCTAAGCATCTGGCCAGACTTTTGCATCTCGATTGCTTGGTTTTCCAACACAACCGCAGTAACCGCTTTACGGTATGGGTCTTTAATTGCTGGTAGGTCAGCGTGGTCTAGAACGCCTTCCCATTTCTTTTGTAATGATTCGGACAAATACATATTATCTCCTTGGGGTTTTAATTAAAATTTTGTTTTAGAAATTGCTTGAGAAACGGCGGCAACGAATGGGTCAGCGATGACTTTCTTCTCTGCTTCGTCTTCTACTTGTTCGTTCAACTGGTCTTCAGTTGCCTTTTTAACACCTGAAGGGAAGTAGTTCTCACGGATTGTTTCAAGTTTTTCTTTGTATTCGTCCTCTGTGGAGAATTCAACGCTCTCTGCAAGCGCTTTGATTTTTTCAACTTGAGTGTCTGTAAGACCTTCTGAAACTAAACGAGCAATTTCGTTCTTGCGTGATTCTACCAATGCCTTAGCAAAGCTTACACCACGTTCGATTTCTTCGTCAAGCTTGCCTTCTAGTTCTTCAACTTTAGTAGCAAGTTCTTCAACGAGGTCAACCTTGTCAGCAGGAACATCAATATAGTGTTCTGCGAATAGGTTACGCAAGCCACCGATGAAGTCTTCTGTCAACTCAGCACGTAGACCAGATTCGATAGCGATTTGGTTCTCACCCATCCATTGTTCAACAATGTATGATAGGTAATCATCAACTTTCTCTGTCAAATCAGCACGAACTGCTTCAACTGCTTCTTCAAGCATACCTGCATAGCGAGCTTCGATTTCTTCTGAAACCATGGCAATTTTATCTTGCACACGAGCTTCGAAAATCGTAGCTGCTTTAGTTTTAAATTCTTCTGAGATTGTAGCATCATCGGCAAACAAGGCATTGATATCCGCAGATACGTCAATCTTGTCTTCAACGATAACTTCGTCTTCTACAGATTCATCTTCTGTCATTGTCTTCTTACCGCCAACTGGTTTGTTTTGAGTATCAGACGATGCATCGGATGGTTTTGTAGTTGGTGCAGTAGCAGATTTAGCTGCCTTAGTACCGTCTACTTTTGAATCAGCGTATGGGTCTTGACCCACGGTATTGCCTTGTTGGTCAGGACCACCAAGTTCAACAGCGTTTGCGCCTTCTGGTTTTTGCATTGGGTCAGCCTTGCCTTTAGACTTGCTTGATGCAAGAATATCAGCTGCTGCTTCCATTAGTTTATTTGATGCCATTAGGAATCTCCTTATGATTTCTTATTTATAAAATTAAAGTTTTCGTAGGTAATTTTCAAACAATCCTAGAGCAACAGCTTCGATTTGTTTCGATGATGCTCTTTGTATTTGTCTTTTAGCGTTATCAAAGTCTGCTTCAACGAAGCGTCCTTCAACAAACATCCATTCTTTATTCTCCATGATGCCATTTACAAAAGCACCAGGAGCAGATGGGTCAGCAACAATATCTGCGGCAGTCGCCAGTCTGAGGTCATCCTGAACAAGGTTATAACCCTCTTTCGTCATCGCCACCGAACCTAAAGCTCTTGATGACACACCAAGGTTAACACCGTTTTCGATAAAATTCTTAACGATTTGGCCGTATGGTGTATCTAGGATAAGTGCCTTGCCGTAAAACGTATTACCGTCTTCTTTCAAAGAAACGATTTTATGGCAGACTCTTTCTAGGTTGATAGATGGTGTGTCAGGATGACCCAACTCACCAAGCGCACGATTGGTTTCGATAAGTTCTTTAGTGTAACGAGCAACTTCACTACGTAGTGTACGCATTTCGTACATACGGTTGTTCTTGTTAACGGCATCGCCTACTAAGAAAGTACCTTCGATATATAGATTCTTTTTGCCAGACTCTGAAGCCTCGGTCAAATATTTAACAGATTCAATATTTTCTCTAATGAGTTTCATATTACATTCCTGTCAAAGGTGTGGCGTATGTTGCTTCTTTAGTTACTTCAAGTACCAAAGAACCGCCTGTGTTGATTGTTACAACAATAGAAGATGTACTGTTGTTTGCCATTGCATAGTTGAATTCATCTAGCGATAACTGGCCTGCATTATGCAATGTTAGCAAGTTGACACCGTTACGTGCAATTTGGATACTACCGTTGGTAGACCATGCAACTTTACGGATACTTGCCGCAGATACGGTTTCGTTGGCATCAGATGCCAAGTTCGCAAGAGAAATGGTTGCGCCTGCGTCAACAAATCTTACGATTGATGATGAGCGTTTAGTATTGATTACTTCGTATGCCATTTTATCTTAATCCTATTGATGCTCTTCTACGCATAGACATTTTACGTTTAAGTAAAGTGCGGCGCAGTTTCGCTTTTCTAGTTGTTTTCCATGAACGCTTTAACAAGCGTGCTTTTCTTAATCTTACTGTTGCAGGAATACGTTTAACTGTATTGCCTGAAATTCTATAACCTTTAATGCCTGAGCGTTTGACATTCTTCTGAACGACAATCTTACCTTTAGCATTACGTCTAATTCTACGGCGAATCTTTTGTACTCGACCCATCTTCACAATATTTACATTGCGTCTTGGTGCGGCTTCATCCAATTCTTCAACCATCTCAAACATATCTTCTGCAACATAACGCTTCGCTTCTTCAAGGCGTTGAGCAACAATAACATCCAAACGGTCAAACAGAGCCTGTTTTGCCTCGTCTAGCTTATTATGTAGTATAGCGTCTATGAAGTTCATTTAGCGTGTTTGAACGCAAAGTCGGATGCCTTTGCAAAGTGTTCTTTGGATTTGTGTACCATGTCAGCAAACTTTTTCTTGTTATCATCATTCAAGTGGTTGTGTACTTGTGTGATAGCAGATGCTGTAAAATGGTCTACCTTCATAGTTTGGCCATTGGCAAACTTGACAGGTCTAACTTGTTTCTCGTTGACAATTTTATGGAGTGTATCCATAACTGATTCTTCAATCTGTACTTCTTCAGCTTGAATAGGTGCATCAATTTGGTCACCATAAGGAATGGTAAAATGCTTGTCGAACTGTTTGTTGTAATACAAAGCAACTTTTGTTCCATCAGGATACATTCTGATTGCTTTGCGTTTCAGTAGAAGAATGAAAGGTGGGTCTTTATGAAAACCTAAACTGCCTTCTGGAATCAACTCAATGGATTCTTTTACTTCTTCTGCCTCTTTATCTTGGCCTAGAACAACTCTGTGTGCTCTAACTTTCTTGCCGTCTTTACCTAGTTTGAAATCTGCGGTATCAATAACACCTTCGTGTACTGCACGGCGAGACAACTGATTAATTTGTTTGTTATTAGAAATCAAATCAACCATTTTTAAAAATAGGTTCTGAACAATTTGTCTGTCTGCATTGTTGAATGTTGGACGTTCTTCACCCATCTTTTCCAAGATTTTGTGAATACGTTGCATTTGTGCCTTATTGGCCAGACCAGCACGAACGAGAACATCGAACTTCGAAAAGTCCGATTTCTCTTCCTCAACAATATGTTTAAATTGTTCTAATGATTTCATTACTGTGTTGAAACTTCTTCTTCGGTTTCTGTTTCGATTTCTTGACCAGAATGAGCATCAATTTCTTTACCTGTAAAGAGTGATTGTGCCAACTCTTGTTTGCGGGCTTCAAGTGCTTCAAAAGCACGAGCAGACAACAAATCAGTCAATGTTTGTTTTGCTTCGGCAGCTTGCCCTTGAGCAAGTTGGTCAATAAACTGTGATGTTTCCATTATGTTCTCCAATTATTTATTATTTAGTCTTACCAGAAAAACGGTCTACGTCTGCATCTAATTGAGGCGTCTTAGTCTCTTGTGCAGCATCATCAACTGTATTATCTTCTGGTGGGTATGCGTCTGCATCAGCTTGTTGTTGCTGTTGCATCTCAGGTGGCATTGTTGGTCCACCGATACCCAACTTTTCTTCTTTAGCAATTTGTTTACGCATCTTAGAAATAACTTCTTCGTCCATTTGAAGAATGTTTTTCTGTACCCATTCCATAGAGTAGTAACGACCAATATATGGGTCTACTGTCTGCAACAAGCTTAGGCGTTCACGCAACAGTTCTGCATCACGCAGTTCTGTAAAGTTGTTATCTTTCTTGTAGTCGTAATAGATATCTTCTTTGAAATCTTCCCATTCTTCTAAGGTACAAATACCTTTTAGAACAAGTTGAATACGCAATGCGTTATCAAAGATTTGTGAGAACTTGTTACGCAGTCTAATAATAAACTTTGTAAACTTAACTTCGTCACGGGTAACTTCTGAAGTACGACCAACACCAATCATACCACCTTGTTGTGGTTCTAAACGGCTGATAGGCACGTTCAATGATTGTAAGAGTTTGGTTCTGAAATAGTTTACGTCAGACAACTCACCAAGGTTTTGACCTGCTGGTAGAGTAGTAATCTCTGTACCTTTACCACCTTCACGGCGAGGCAACCAGAAATCTTCCAACATAGACATATGTTTGCGGTCATCACGCAACTCACCAGTATTAGCATCATACACCATCTTGTTACGATACTTAATCATAACGTCACGTAGGTATTGTTCTGCCTTACCCTTAGGTAAGTTACCAACGTCAATGTAGAAAATACGGCGCTCAGGTGCTCTTGAAATACGATAGATAACAATCGCATCTTCAATCATACGCAACTGATTGAGTGGCTTGATAGCCTTATGTAGATATGAGATTACAAAGGTGTTCTTTGCATCCATAAGACCTGAGTTCACATTAATAATAGACTCAGGTGCAATTCTTATACCAGCATTTACGTTGCTAGTATATGTTTGTGTAGTTGTGCCCTTATCGTTGTAAACATAGTATTCGGCAATAGACTGAATAATGTTTGCGCCTGTCTTTGGGTCACGGTCTTTTTTGACTTCACGGACTTTACGTAGTTTGCGTGGGTCAATGAATCGTAATTCTTGGATACCCTTCTTAGGGTTCGAATCGTCTACAACAACGTGGTAATTAATACGACCATCAATATACCAACGCTTGAATAAGTCATCAGCAAGGTTACCGAAATTCAACATCTTTAAGATGGTTTCAAATTCCTCGTGAATCTTTTTCTTAATTGTTTCTGGTTGTTTTAGATTGTCTGTAACAATATCTACAGTACGACCAGTAACATCATGTGTAATGGCTTCGTTGACAATATCATCAATCGCCATCTCCAACTCGGGATGGTTTGCCATTTCACGGTAACGGGTAATAAGTTCAATCTCATTACGGACTGAACCTTCTAAATCTACATATGTGCCGTAGTGAGCATTTTGTGTGATGGTAACTGCACCATCATCCATCGCCGCAGTTGGAAGTGCGAACGAAGCCTGGTCAGGATTTTGCACCTGAACAATGTCTTTTTGACCTAGCGTGAAGCCGAATAGCTTAATTGCCATTAAATATCATCCTAAAAAAATTAAAGAAAGGACCGAAGTCCTTTCCTTTACACAACACCTGATTCTACAGATTCCCACCATTGATAGGTGAGAGTTACTGAGAATTCTTCAATCGTATCATTTGAGCCCCAGTCAACGTCAATAGGGGTAACATCAGTTGGGAACAAACCAACGAACTTATATTTTTTAAGTACGTCACCTGCTTTACCAAATTGTGTTACTGTACCATCTACGTTGTAACCTAATGGTGCCAATGCAACTGGATTACGGACGTTTAGATTGTGGCTGTTAATGCCATTCATCCAACGCTCGAAAGCATTGCGAACTGAGAAGTCTTCATCGTTAATAACGGTGATTGTCCAGTCTGCGAATGTACGGTTACCAGCAAACTTCAACTCACGGCCGAAGTATTGAACTGGTACCACACCAATTGTTGCACCAGGCAACTGTGCTGATTTGCACATGAAGGTCAACTTTTGTTGAGCGTTCCCTGGTTGAGCGAACGCAGGGAAAGGCATAGAAATCTCAAACAGATTAGGACGGGCACCGTCCCCTGTCATCTGACTTCTAAATTCGTTTACGTTAAATGCCATTTATGTTCTCCTGTTTCTCTATTTATTAGAACTTCCCAACGACTTCATCGAACG